CACCTGTAAAACCTGCTCCTATAACAATTTGACTGTCATTAAATTCAATATATTGTTCTAAATTGTTGCTGGCAAGATTAACATATTGATTGGGAGCAGATTTTAATCCAAACCCACCATCGTTGTATGTGTCACCTAGCACAGCACCACTAGAAAACTTTATTGAAGTTGTAGTTATAATGCCAGTTATATTAGCATCACCAACAACGTGAAGTTTTGATGTTGGTGATGCTGTTCCAATACCAGTATTACCAGATACTGTTAAAATATCATCAATATTTGTTATTCCACTCTGTGAATTTAATTCTAAATTCCCCGAGGTACTATAAATCAAATTCGCAGAACCAATACCAAGTTCTATATTATGAGCATCTACACCACCATCAAATGTACCTTTACCAGTAAAATTAGCATCCTTCCAACGATTTGCTCCAGAACCAATTTGTGGTGCTCTACCAATATCATAAACACCATCACCATTGGGATAGAAGTTTGAAGCAATCCTTCCAGGAATACTAATTAAATCAGTGCTTCCAGCACCAAGAGTTACACTTCCATTAATTTGTAATTTTGATGTTGGATTTGTGGTTCCAATACCAACATTACTTGTTGTACTTATACCTGCTGCATATGTAACCCACTGGGATGAAGTTCCACCACCACCTCCACCACTTTGAAATATAGTTCCATTTTGATATAAGTTTCCTGTGAAATTTATATCACCAGAAACAAAAAGTTTTGTTGTTGGATTTGTTGTTCCCAATCCAACATTTCCTTCATTATAATAAATTCCAACACCTACTGTTTCCGTCCAAGGTGTTAATAATGCTACAGTCGTTCCAATGCCGACACCACCAGTATCCTTCTTCGCAAACAAACGACCTTCAAAAGTATTAAGAGCTAACTCACCTAACTCTAAATCTGCGTTTTGTGGTCTCTTTCCTTCTACGGCAGATCGTCTAATGCGAAATGGTAGTTGATCGGGCATCGGTATATACCTACAAAAAAGAAGGATTATATAATCCTTCTAGTATTTATTATTCTTCTTTGTTTAATTCTACAAGTGCTTCAAGTGCTCCTTGTACTTTTAAAAATTGTTCTTTTTTAGCAATAAATTGTCTTTCTAAACTTTGCAACTCTTCTGCCAAACTTTGTAGTTGTTTGGTAAGATTTTCAATCATTTCTTGTTGTTTCATACAAATATAGAATCATTATAGAGGTATTTATTTAGTTATTTTAAACGATTAAATAATAAAAAATATTTTGAAAATTTATGTCTTGTTCTCCTGCTTATGTTGTTGGTTATGGAATGATTGATGGATTGGGAAATAATCCTATTGATTGTTTTGAAAAAATGATTGACGATAAAGATTATTCTATAGATGTAAATTTTATGGGAGATCATAAAATCCAGAAAGGAATTCCTGTAAATGATTCTCTTATTAAATTACCTGATAAATTTACACCAAAAATTACCGCAAATATGACACGGGCACAGCAACTTGCCCTTCATGCAACCGAACAAGCATTGCAAATGTCTAGTCTTCCTTTGTCAAAAAATGTTGCAGTGATTATTTCTTCGGTATCAAATGATGTTGAGTTTCTTGATGGAAATTTTCAAAAATTAAAAAATAATAAAAGAGTCAATCCGTTTAAAATGGTAAATCGTATTCCAGATATTATTTCTGGACAGATTTGTGGACATTATGGTTTCATGGGAGCATCTTTTGCTTTGTATGCTTCTTGTGCAACAGGAATGTATTCTATTGATTATGCAATGCGTATTTTAGATGAATATGATTATGTTATTGTTGGTGGTGCAGATTGTGGTGTATTTGAAATTGCAATGAAATATTTTGCTTCTATCGGAGCACTCGGTAATATCAATGCCCCATTTGATGATAGTAGAGAAGGATTTGTAATGGGCGAAGGTGCTGGAGTTTTAATTCTTCAAAGTAAAGAAAAAGTAAAACAGTTTAACAGTACTAAATATGCAAAATTATACCCAGTAGGAACTGCATCAGATGCGTTTGATCTTACTTCTCCTGCCAATGACGGAAGAGGTGCAAAAATTGCTATAACAAAGGCAATTAAAAATGCTGATATTCATAATAATATACCAGTTCATATTGATGCTATTTCAGCTCACGCAACTTCAACTCCAATTGGTGATCCAATTGAATATAAAGTCATTACTGATTATTTTGGATCAACTCCAATTTATTCACCAAAAAGTAAAATAGGGCATACTTTAGCAGCTTCTGGAATTTTAGAAACAATATATGCGATTAAATCTATGGAAAATAAAATTATTCCACATTGTCAAAACTTAAAGACCTGTTCATTTGATACTTATAATTGTCTAGTTAGAGAACCTACTAAATTAAATACAAATCAATATAAATTTATGACTTTGAATAATTCTTTTGGATTTGGTGGAAAATGTGCTAGTCAAGTTATTGAATATTTGAAATAGATTCAACATCAGCAGAAATTTTTACATCTAACATTAAAAATTTCATTGGTTTATCAGAAAGATTTCCTCCTTCATGATAATGATACATTACATCAAAACATTGACAAACACCTTCTTCCCAATAAATTTTTTTACCTTTCCATACCATATAGCAATTTTTATCAGGAATAATTAAAGGAATTTGTACTCTTTTATATTCTATTCCATGATAAACATTTGGATCAATGTGATTTTGAATATAGGTATCTGGGTCAAATAATACAACTGAAGCAAAAATAATATCATCATTTGAAAGTATTTTTTCTATTTCTAAATTGCATTTGACTGCACGTTTATTGAAATGGAAAACATAAGATCCTGTTTTTGGAGAATCCCCTCCAGCCTTTAACCAACAATAATTAATTGGTTTATTGGCATATTCTTTAGCAGAAGGTACAGATTTAAATGGAAATTCATTTATCTTTCCCCATTGATATAAATTATTTAAATCATCATTTGTAATCATAAATCAACCTTTTTACTGAATAGACCAATTGCGCCTTTGTCTTCAATATCTAAAACATATTCAACATTATGAAAAATTTCAGTATAATTGCATCTTTTAAATGTTTTATCATTAATAAGACAATTTCCATTTAAACACACAAGAAATGATTTTCCCTTATTTGAATCAAGAGTTATTTTTTTGTCTTTTGATGTTAATACCTTTGCTCCCCACTTAACGTTTTTGTCGAGGGTATTAAAACCAATTAAATAAAAGTCCTCTGTTGCTTCAAATAATACTTTTGAATTTACATAATCGTGAACATCTGCTATATCATCATATTTTGATTCTAAAAATAAATAATCAGATTCAAAAACTCTTCCGAGTTTACCACTACCATAAACTCCATAATAAAAAACAGTATATCTTTGACTTGGATGTTCTGCTATAACATAATCTTTTTGTCCAATATTTATGCATAATGAAAAATCTTCGCAATATTTTTCAATTCTTTTGCATTTTGGACTAGTTAAATTATTTCCAGAAGGAGTTGATGTCATATAAAAAATATTCAAATTTATAAATTAATTTTTAAAAATTCATCATTAAAAAATTCACCATCAAAAAATTGATTATCAAAATTTGGTTGAATATTCACGACATTACGTTTTGGAACTACTTTTTCATCATAATTGACTGCTATGACACAATTGATGTGATCGTCAATATTTGTAGATGTAGGATGCTCGCAACAACTATTTTGTGCTAAAATTGGTTCTTCTCTTAATTGACGTTCAATCGATGCCATTCCAGCAAGCATTAATGATGCACCAAAAGTTTCTGGATTACTAAAATCAATATGCTTTTTATCTATTGCAACTGCATCACACTCGTCTATTGGTTTTGGAGAATTTTGCCTGCAAAACTTTACTACAATTTGCTCTGTTTCTGGAAGATGCTGTATAATCTTAAAAAGTAAATTCATTTCTCTTTTATTTTTTGATTATTTATTTAATTATGTTGGGTTCGTATTATATAAAGAACCACCATAAATTCTAGGATTATTTCCATAATTAGTAACTTTAGTTCCTGCACCATCGTTAAAAACAATAAAAGCATAACCATTAGACCCAGGACCACCTCCATTATCACTTGCTTGTGGAGAATTGGAAGCATCACCCCCATTTCCACCAGTTCCTGCGGTAGCATTACCACCAGACCCAGCACCTCCTCCAGTTCCTCTACCAGTTTTAGATCCAGCAGTTCCTCCAGATCCACTTCCCCCATCACAAGATTGCCCAGTCCCAGCACCTCCCCCATCTCCAGCAGGAAGACCAGCACCTCCACCTCCACCACCTCCAGTAGACGTTGCACCATAACAAGGTTCTCCACCTCCGCCGCCTCCGCCTCCTCCTCCGCCCATTTTAATTGCCTCCTATTTTTATTTGAATTGTTTTATAAAATATTTATTTTATCAGACTCAATCAGAAGGTGGTGGTGGTTCTTCGGGAGGAGGAGTATTATCATAGTATGCATTATTTCCACCACCACCTCCACCAAAACCACAAGATATTAACCCATAATTTTCAATAGTTACTGGATAATCAATTCCAAATGCACTAGTGCCGTTTCCACCATTATTGGCACCACCACCTCCACCACCATCACCACCAGCACCAATTATTTCCCCACTAGTACCAATACGAACAAATAACATTGTCCCAGAATCCCATGACCCAGTTCTTAATGCAACATTATTAGTAGCTGCTTTATCAGAACCAATGGATTTATTATCAATACTTATAAGAATTTTTTTTCCACTTGTATTTGTTGGTTTGGTTGTATATCCACCAACTACAATAATTTTAGATTTATTGTCAGGATTTGGAACATAAAATGCAATACCTTCATAATTATATCCAGAAGCAGTTGTTGCTTCGGAATAATATTTACTAAATAAAAAATCTCCAGTAGTTGAATTAAATGAACGATATATTGGAATGGCATTTGAAAAACTGCTAGAATATACATATCCTACAGTTCCTTCTTGTTGCCATCCAGAATTTGGTAAACTATTATATTCATTAAAATTAGTAGTTAATATGTGTGATCCATTGGGAGGGTAAAAAGCTCGATAAAGTGCTGTTGTTTCATCTACTTGTGATTGATATGCTGTAAAATAATTTGGATTTTCCAATTTATACGAATTTTCTTTTAAATATTCAACACTTGAATTTGCCGTGTAAAAATGGTAACCTGTATTATTATAATATCTATCAAAATAGTATAAAGGATTTGGGTCAGAAGTTGTAGAAGAATTCTCATATTTGGTTTTTAAATTGACCCTATAGTCTGCATCAGTACCAAGATCCAATACAACATTCAGAGATTTTCCACGAAAATTACCAAATCCAATTGCAGCAGTTCCTTGTGGAATTCCATCATCTAAAGGTAAGTTTGAATAAGCACCAAGACCATCATTTTTCCTATAATTACCAAGACTTACACTATCATTTGAACCAGAAGCACCAAATTCAGTTCTAATATCAGAAGCTTTAATGACTCCAGTTGGTGTAGTCATCTACTTATCCCCTTTCAATTCCTTAATTTCCTCTTTCAGTTCTTTGATTGCTTCAATCAAAAGTGGAACAAGTTTATCATATTTAACTGTCAAATACTTATCACTTGCAGGAGCAGGACAAACTGCTTCTGGAAGAACTGCTTGAACTTCTTGTGCTGATACACCCGAATGTCTTAATGAGGTATCAAATCCAAGTTCTTCTCCAATCTCATTAAAGTTATAAGTAAATCCATGAAGTTTAAGTACCTTATCAACTGCATTTTCAATTGGTTTGATATTAGTTTTTAATCTTTCATCAGATGCAAAGGCAACAAAATCACCATTTGTACGTAATTCATTATTATTATCGCAATATAATATTGCACTACCATTATTTGCACCATTGAATAATTCTAAATCTCCACCATTATTTAATCGTAGTGTTGTTCCTCCACCTCCACCATTAATTGTAACTGTTGAACTAAAACTCATAATACTATCAACTCTCACCCCACCAGTAAAATCACCAGCATAATTAAGTACAAGAGTTGCAGCAGAATCCTTAACTAATGCTCTAGAATTATTACTATTTCCTCTTGCTGATTGATCGGTATTTCCTAATATAAAATCAAATCCACCATTAGTAATACCACCAGTAGAAGTTAAAGAACTAACATTCAAATTTCCACTACTATTCCAACTAGGTCCACCAGTAGATAAATCTTCTGGAATAATTGTTTTATCTTTATAAATCTGTACTTCGGTAGGCATTTGAGTATTTCTCCTTTTATTGTTATTTAATCAAATTTTGGCCAAAGTGGATTATTTTGGTCTATAACTAATGATTTGGGATCAGTAATATTTTCAGGAAGTTCTCTTAATGCTTGACGATATACTTTCCATGTATTTTTTTGTTCTTCACTTAATGGAGAATCATTTCCTTGAGTCCAATCACATTTTGTAAGTTTTTGGTCTCTTAAACTTCTTAATTCTGCCCAGTAATCTCTTGCTGCTTCTATTGCTTCTTCTCGTGCCTTTTTTTCATCTGCAATTCTTTGTTTTTCATTATTAAAAGATTCAATTGCTCTTCCATAAATTCCAAGATCATTGATAGGTTCATTTAAAGAACCATCAGTAAACTCAACATGTCCTTTTTCACCATCCCACTGAACTGCATGAACATTGGATGGAATCCAAGATAAATCTTGTTGAATTTCTGAAAGAAATATTCCATCAATTCCAATAGATTTATCTGGAACAATAATCGTAATTTTCATTCTTCTTTTCCTTCTTCTAAAATATTTAGTGGTGAATTCAATGGGGTTATTTGTGCTGGAACGACTCCTTGCTGAAGTGCTTGAACATAAAGTTGTTGATTTTGTTGATTTCCTTTTACAACTTCATTCCTAAAAGATTCAACAGCAGCACCAGTTTGATTAGATTTTTGTGCAATCTCTACAGCCATAAAAGGCATCCAAGCAACTGCACATCCCCATTCATCTACTGGTTCACCTGTATTTGGATTGGTTCCTCTCATTTGAGTAAACCAAGAACACTTAATTCCCATACAATCTTTTTTAATAAGAGGACAAAAATCCCCTGGTTTCATTTTAGCCATAGTTAAAAATTATATTATAGTATATTTAGTTCTTGCTACAAATAATAACATCAATATATTGGACTGCAAAGTTCATTGAATCACCATTAAATGAAGCACCAGAAACATTTCCACTAAAAGTAGCTCCAGATAAATTTCCACTACCAGAACCGCTAAAGCTGTGATTGTGCCCTTGACCTGAACCTCTTGAATCAGTATTCCTGTAATCTGTTAAATAACCAAAATCATCAATAGCTGCAGTTAATCCATATTGTTGTCCCGCATCGCCGCCACCTTGACCTTCACCACGGAACCTATATGCATGATAGTGAGATGGCATTTGTCCTTCAGATAATGTTCTATCTCCAGTATCTCCAGAAACACTTACAGATACACTTCCCCCACTTACATTACCACTTACACTACCACCACTTACACTACCTTGTGGAGTTCTGGAAGTGAAAACACTTGTAAATGAACTAGAACCACCAGAACCACCACCAGTTCCAGATACAACTCTTATTGCTTTGTTATCTTGAGTTGTTACTTTTGTCCATCCTGTAGGTGCAGAACTTTGATAAAATAACATCACAGAACCAGAAGGAACTGATGGTGTTTGAATTGCTGGAGAGATCCAAGCAACACCATATGTTGCAGTGCTATCAGCAGTTAATATTGAACCATTTGCACCAACACCAAGTTTAACTCCCAAATTATCAGTTCCAGTACCAATTAAAAGAACACCTTTATCTCCAGTATCCCAATCTTGGTTTTGGGTAAGACCACCCAATCCACCAAAAGCAATAATAAAACAAGATAGTCCAGTAGCAGGTGGATTAGTCCAAGCAGATGATGGGAATGTTATATTACTACCAGAAACTGTGTAATCGGTATCTGGTCTTTGTATAATACCACCAACAGATACAAGTAAGTTTGCTGCACTAATTGGAGTAAATGCTGAATTATCTACTTTTTGGAGTGGAAATGTTCTAGTTCCACTTGAACCACTTCCATCAAAAGTTAAAGATTTCAGTTGAATTGAATTACCATTTGGCAATGTACTATTTACAACTGGTGGTTGAATTGAAAATCCCACAGCAGCATCAACTTCTGGTTTGGTCAATTTCGAAGTGATGCCAGATGCTCTTAATAAAAGTGGGTCGTCATCTGGAGTTACTTTACCAGTAACTTTAAATGATGATGCAGTTACTTGACCTGTAACTCCTAAAGTAGTTCCAACAGTTGCTGCAGCAACAACTTCCAAATCTCCAGATGTTTTTATTTTTCCACTAGAAGTAAGAGTTCCAGCATTCGTCACATTACCACTTGTATCTACCGAAAACTTATTAGAACTGGAAACATTAATATTAAAACTTGAACCAATATCCAAAGTACCAGCAATTGTGGTATTTCCAGTAGCACCAGCAACAATAAATTTATTGGTGTTTAATGTTAAACCACCACCAGCAGTCAAACCGCCAAGGAAAGTTGCATTACCACTTGCATCAATCTTTAATTTAGTTTCTGGTAAATTACCACCACCAAGATTTCTATCAAAACTTTCATTATCAAAATAAGCAGTATCTGGTTTTGCAAGTTTCCAAGCATAATTATCACTCGCATCAATACCAGCATACCAACGTTGTTTTGTAGAACCACTTGCATTATTATCCCAAGAGATTACAGCATCACCACCACTTCCAGAATTTGTAAGTCTTAAATGACTTCCTCTGGTTTCTGTTAAAGTATTATTTACAGTTGCAGTAATGGTTCCACCAACACTAATTCTACTATCAACTCTTACACCACCAGTAAAATCACCAGCATAATTAAGTGCAAGAGTTGCACCAGAATCTTTAACAAGTGCTCTTGATATACCACTATTTCCTCTTGTTGATTGGTCTGTACTTCCTAATATAAAATCAAATCCACCATTGGTAATATTTGAAGTAACACTCAAAGCACCATTAACCGTTGCGGTTGATGAATTAAGAACAAGAGTATTATTAGCAGTTCCACCAGAATTTTTAGTAGAAATCCAAATGGTGCCACTATTAGTAGTATTGAAAATTCCAAAAATACCATCAGTTCCACCATTTGCAATAATATCTCCAGTTGCAGTATCAGTTCTAGTGATGTATAAATCACCATTAGTTACTGTAAAATCCCCTTTGACTTTTGCACTACCAATTACATCTAATTTTGCACTTGGATTTGTAGTTCCAATACCAACAGAACCAAGAACATAAGCACCATTTGCAACTTCTAAATCATAAAGTCTTGATTTTAATGCAGTATTTCCATTATTAACATTTGGACTATCAACATAGATTGCATAAGAAGTTGTTAAACCAAGTCCATTAAATTTTGCAGTTTTTTGAATGTTAATATTGCCAAAATTAACATCATTCAATACAACGTTTGATGTAAATGCAGTAGTTCCAGTAATTGTTACATTTTGAAGTTTAGTCTCTCCTGCAACATATAATTCCGCATCACCAACTCCACCAACATTAGAGAATACACTTGTATCTCCAATTCCAAGTCTATCGACTTTAATGTCTAAAATATCAGCAGAACTACTAATTAAACCAAATCTCTTCCATTTATCAGTAGTTTTATCATATAGTTGACCAATATAATTGGTTGGGTCTGATTTTAATGAAATGTCACCAGAATTAGGAGAAGCAATAGTCGTAGTTGTTGGAGTAGAAATCCCAACAGTAATTAACTTATATTGTGATGAAGAACCTTTGATGGATAAATTTTTTGTGAATATTCCTTCTTCTGAAGTATTTGTAAGTTTTTTTGTAAAGTTTACAGGACCATAGAATTGAGAACTCTGATCTCCATTTTCTCCACCTTCAACTGTAATTCTTTCTTTAACAAGTACCTCATCAAAAATACCACTTAATCTATTTTGATTTTCTCCTTGTGCGTCGTCACCAGTAAAAGTAATAATTGGTGCATCAATAACTTTTTCTTCACCAGTAGCAGAACTTAATTTTTTAGCACCTGAATAAAATTCACCCAAGTCGTTCATACCAGTATAAACGACTGAACCACCTGCTTGTTCTCTTGCTTGAGAAGTTAAAACATCATCTTCAGTAAGAGTTCTAGATTGCTTTTGTGGCATACCAGTTGAATAATTACCAGGACCATAACCAAGATACTCAAAGGTATGACCTGATGCTCTCATAAATGAAGGTCTACGAACCTCCATTGGAAGAACTTTAATTTTCTTAACTTGGGTTCCTACATCAGCAGTTGTTTTATAAGTACTAAATTGCCCTCGAAGAACTGTAAAAGTATTTCCAGTTGGAGCACTTGCAAGACGAAGAATTTCAGCATTAATAAGAACATAATCACCACGATTAAATCCAGCAGCACTACTCAATCCAACAGAAGTACTAGAAGTTGTAAATGTTGTAGTTAACGTAGTAGTAATACCAGCATAAATGTATGATGCTCTTGAACCAAGATTCTCTTCTCCTCTGGTTAAATTAAGTGCATTTGCACTGATAGCACCTTTGAGAAGAGTTCCTGTTGTTGATGCTTTTGATTGAGTTACAATACCGACATAGAATGTGAAGGTATTGAGACCAACATTATCTTTAACAAAAAAAGAATTATCATAAATTGTATGACCGCTTCCAACAATTGTAAATTTATTACCTACAAGCAAACCGTGTGATGATGATGTTGTAACAGTAACAATTCCTGTTGATGCTGTATCAAAACGGAATGAAGTAATCCCAACTCCTTTTGATGATAAAACTGCTGTTGGTATTCTTCCATTTGTGTTTTGAGTATATGCAGATACACCAGCAGGATTATAAATTGTAAAAGATTTAGAGGATGTAACACTCAAAATCTTAAATACACCATTCAAATCAGTTTGATTGAATCCAGAAAGTTCAATACCATCTCCAACATTATTATTGATTTCTGCAACTGATAGTGTTGAATTAACCGAAGGAGTAATTCCAGGAGGACCAGAAACTGTAAGTGTATTTCCAACTACATAAGCACAACCTGGGTCAACAATACTTACAGATTGAACTGTTCCTGCTGCTAAATTTGCTCTTACAGAACCATTTGCACCAGAACCACCAGCAACATTTGATGCATAGATTGTAGTATTTCCATAACCAGCACCAGCAGCAGAAATTGTTACTTGTTTTAATGAGTTTAATGTATGCTCTACATCTGTATAAATTGTAACAGTAGTGTTGCCAGTCCCACTTAAAGTTACATTGGTAATTCCAAAACCAATTCTTGTATTTCTTACAAAACTATTAATTGCTTCTTTGGTGACTGATTTTTTCTTATCGCCAGTAACTACTTTACCTAATGTTTTTATATCAGCAAAACTAACTGCTTCAATTGGGTCTGATACAAAATTATCACGGTCAATTTGTGGATAAAGATTTCTTACATCTTGATTAAATGTTTTTTGTGAAATACCATATCCAACTGTTGATGGTGGACTTACATTTGCCGCAAGAACAATCAAATTATAAATTCCATCTTGACCGTCAGTTCCTGGAACGTGATTTTTAATTGTATTTACTCTGTAAATAAAATAATTTCCAGAATATTGTTCTCTTGATACCAACGGCAATTGGTCTCTTTCTTGTCTCGTATCACGTTCATTAATTAAATTTGTATAAGTTCCTGGATTGATTTTTACACCAGAAATTTGATAAGTAAATTGTTTTGTACTTGAAACTGAAAGAACATTATATGAACCATTATAAGTTGAAGTTAGACCAGTACCGAGTGGATTGTTTGTACTTTTAACTTTTTGGATTTTAACTTTATCCCCAACTATAAATCCGTGTGGAAGTTCTGTTGTTGCTGTTACAGTTTGAGTTCCATTAGAAACAGCACCAACTGTTGCATTTGAGATGATTTTTTCATTTCTCAAATAAGCAGGTGGTGTTGAACCAGAAAGAGTATATGTATTATCAAAAGAAATTGTACTTACACCAACTGTTTTAGTTTCTTGTAATACAAATCCTGCTTGTGGTGGTCTTGCAGTTGTAAATTCTTTTGGAATTACATAACGAATTCTATAAATTCTATCCTCAATTGAACGATTATTAGATTTTCTTTTTATAAATGTTGATGAAGTTTGATTGCCAAATCCTCCAGTCCCAAGTTGATTAATTATATTATAAATTTGATTTGTTTCAGTTGTTGCAGTTCCAGCAATATACCATTGTCTTTGTGTTGTATCATATTGAATAGGATGTCCTAAATCACCTGGGAGTTTATCGGATACAGAACTTATAATTGTGAGAATACCACCATTACTATTAATTGATGTAATTGGTTGATTTGCAATTGCATCATTTAAAGAATATGCAAGTTTAATTTCATTTGAAGCCAATCCTGTCGTAATTGCATAATATACAGTATCTAAAACAATTCCATCTGGTGCTTGACTTGTATCACTGAAAACTCTTACACTTTCACCATTATAAAGTTGATGATTGGTATTTAATGTAAATGTATTATTGGTAATATTATTTTGTGTACCAGACCTTGTTACAGTATAAATTTTCTTCGCAGAAACCCCAGTTCCACTTGGAACAGGCATTAAAATTGGAGTTTTATAAGTATTCTCAAATATAAGATTTAAAGTATCATTTGCTCTTGCCCCAATTCTATAATTATCAACTTGATGTATTGGTTTTACATCTAAAGATTTATAATTAAAAATGTATAATTTACTTGTACTTCCAACTCCTATTGTTTTTGCAACATCTAAAGACAACCAATTAACTTCAGTTTCAATATCATCAATTTCTTTTGGTGGAATAATGTGAGTAATATAACCAACGTCATCTCTATCAAATGACTCATTTCTAAATCCAGTTGATTCAAGAGAAATTGCACCGAAGTTAGAGTTTGAGTTGGTGATAGACATATCACCACCACTTTCGGTCAAGAAATGTTTAGCAAAACCAATTGCGAAAATCGAAACACACTGAACGAAACCATTATTTGATACACGAATATGTGTATTCTCATAATCTGGTTTATAAATTGCATTCCCATTCGTATGTAATGGTCTTTGAGTACTATTAATATCTAAAGTTGCATTACTTTGATAAGCACCATTCTCATAAATCAAGAAAGCATTATCAT